ATTCCAGTAAGGAAGGGGCCAAAAATACCTCCAGATCTTTGGGCTACAGTAGCTTGTTCGCCAGTATCAGGGTTTGTAATACTATTTTGAGTATTTGCTCCAAATAAATATCTTTTCAAGCTAAATCTGCCGCCTGCTTCTCCAGTAGAAACCCCTGCATTAGCAAGGGGCTCCCCGCCTCCTACAGCGGACCCAGAGATAGCATTCTTCATAATTGCAGCACCTTCTCGAGCGCCCTCTACAATGGCATTTTTCATTTTTTCTTCTGGAGTTTGTGTCTTGAATAACTTACCCATAAACTTATCGGTAAGTGTACGAGCAAGAGAATCCGCTCCTGCTTTCAGAGTAGTTTGAGCAATCCCGAAGATAATTTTCTTCATGTTTGTTTCTTCGTTTTTAATCAGATTAGCTAAGCCGTCTTGGAATCCCTTTTCAAAAGCATTCTTCATTTCCATTCCAAGGCGAGTGGTAGCATTGATTTGATCTTCAATTGCTAGTTTCTGTAGTCGTAAATTTTCAAGTTGTCCAGTGAGTATAGCATTCTTTTCTGCATCAATAACTACGCCTGCTTTAATTGTTGTGTTGATCTCTTTATTAATATAGTCCATCTGGTTTTGAAGATCAACTCGTTGTTTTTCTAAGTTTATATTTTCTCGCTGATTTCTAGTAGCAAAACGAGAGTCTCTAAGAACTTGATTATCTAACTTCAGTTTGTCTAGAGTTTTCTTATATTCAAGGTCTCTTAAGTCATTGAGAATAATCAGTCTTTGTGCGTGTCTATCTAACTCTTCGGTAACATCAGCATTAGCTGCTGCCATTTCTCCTAATTTTTGAATCTGCCCAATCTCAAGCTGAATCAAATCGCTATACTTGGTTCTATACGAAGTAATACTATTAATAGTTTGATAGTATTGCATTTCGAGATCGTTTTCTGCTTGAATTACTTCCGCAGCAACTTTTCCTTTCTTTTCTAAAATTTCTGATAGTCTTTCAAACTCTTTTGCCTGTGCTTCAGTAAGAGAACCTGTGCTTAGCATTGTTTGAGCAAGCCCCTTTAACTGGGCACCTGTCGAAAGAGAAGAAATGCCAGTGCTATCAAGGCCAGAAATCAAAGTCTCAAGACCTTTTGTTAATTCTTCTCTTGCTTTAGTTTCCAAATCTCCCAGATCAATTGCTTGTGGCTTTAAAGAAGTTCCTGCTCTTCTAGCTCTTCTGGCTGTTCCGGTCATAAGTTTTCTAGAAGCTTTCGCGTTATTTACAGCTGTTTCTAAAAGTGCTTGATTTAGCTCAAGTACATTATCTTTTACAGAGCTAAGCATTGTTCCTAATGCTCTGAAGTTTTCTACTGCAATTTTTCCAGAAGGCTTTAATCTTTCTTCTGCGATACTTGCAAACTTAGAAAATTCATCATTATTTAATTTTAAGCGCTCCGTTAAATCATCTACTCTACGCTTCATATCATCTTGTGCCACATTTTTAGAAAGTAGGCCAAGATACTCAAGTGCGGACTTAGTAAGATCAATAAAAAGAGTAATTAGACCAATAAAGCCTGCGGCTCTAAAAACAAGATTAGTTGCACGAGCAAAGCCCACAGAAGCACGAGACATAGCAGCAGTTGCTGCCTTCCACTGGACTTCTACAGTTTTTGCCATCCTTCTACCGTAGCCCATAACTTCAGAGCCCATTCTTCTAACGGAGAAAGCAAACTTCTTATTTTCTGTGCCCATTGCTCTCAAAGAAGCAATATAAACTCTTCCCTGTTCTTTAGAAAGTTGAGTAATTACGCCTTTTCCGTTTTCAGCAGCCCGAAGAAGAGACATTCTTTGTCTTTCTGTAAGATCTTTTCCTGACTGAATAGCTTGAATACCTGCACCTTTAGACTTAACTCCACTAACAGCCATTTGAAGAGAGGCTTTCGGATCTGTAATTTTTTTCTGGGCAATTGCGAGTGCCTCTAGTTCTTTCTTAGAAGATCTATAAGCATCACTTGCTTCTTTGGCAGCTGACTTTGAAGTTTCTGCCCAGTCGTCTAGTCCAGGAAGAATTTGCTTAATTAGAGGAATTGCTAGCAGGCCTAGAGCGGCTGTTAAAGATTTTACATTGCCCGCAAAGAAAGTAGCCACAGGCTCAAGAAGCGCAGCACTTACAGATTTAATACTATTGAGCACTTCATCAAACGCCTTTCCGAGTTTATCAATTGCGTTTACTTCTACAGCTGCTGCATCTGCAACTCTATTGAATTTTTCTTCCAATTGACCCTGAACATCATTAAATACTGCCTGCCGTCTTTCAGCTTGAGTAAGTTGATTTGCTCTTTTTCCAATGGTAGCAGCATACGCTTCAGTTGCATCTGCAAGCCGAAGTGTAATACCCAATTCGTCAAGAAGTTCAGGTTCTGCCTTAGTTACGCCTCGAACAAGACGATTAAAAGAGTCAGTTACGTCTCTTCCAAGAATCTGAGAAACATTTGCGGCTCCTTTAGCAAGCGCTTCTACTTGATTTGCTGCTAGTCCAGAAGCAACACCAATTGAAGCAGCCTGAGCAGCGTCTTGGAAAGAAAGTAGCCCTTTTGCGGCACTTTGAAGATCGCGAGTCAAAGATTTCATTCCTTGACCTGTTGCGGAAGAAAAGGCTACTTGCGCGTCTTGAATTACGCGAAAGTCAGCAGCACTTTTTAGAAAGTTGAATGCAGCACTTACAGCAAAAACGTTTGCTGCAAGCGTAGCATAGGCAGCCACAAGACCATTAGAGCCCTGTGCCATTTTTGCAAAGTTCTTCGTAGCATTGGAAGAAGCATTAGCAGCACCCTTTGTATTTCTATCAAGAGTGTTTGCACCTTTTGCTGCATTCCCCATTGCCTGGCCGGCTTTTGTAGCCTGAGCACCAAGCGCACGAAGAGTACCGTTGTCAGTTACTTCAAATACAACTCTATTAGTAGCCATTTATTTATTTTTTTCGTGCTTCCGCATCCCGCTTACGTTAAAGCTCTTTATTGACACTCGCCATATTTTGAGCTTCTATATGTTTTAGGAAGTAGGCTACACTTTTCTTATCTTCTATTTCATAAATATCTAGCAATCCCTGTAGAGCAGCCCAATCCTTTCCCATATAACTACCGCTCATTCCATCCCATCTATCTGGCAAAAGGGAATGGACAAAAAGAGCCTGTTGTACCTCAAAAGGAAACATACTGTCATCTACAGGCATCCTTTCGGGGTCAGGCTCTTGTTGGGTCTGTTCACAGATACTTAAATACTGTTCTAATGTGATTTTCTCTTTATACTTTCTCTCAAGTAGAGAAATAATTCTCTCTACTTGGAGTTCGTAAAATTTTCTAGATTTCCTACCATTTCCGTCACCCAAGTGTCTAAATCATTTGAGTTTTTCATCAATGTTTCAACATTCTCTTGGCTATAAGGAAGCTCTTGCTCCTCATTTTCGACGTCAGAAATCAAAAGCATATTTTTTAGATACTTAAATTTAAGGCCAGTCCAACCTTTGATAACAGCTTCTGTATAATTTACTAAAAACTTATCTTCATCAAGTTTTTCTTCAAATTGTCTGGTCTTTTTATTGAATACTTGAGATACACACTTATTTCTAAGCTTTACTAGTTCTTCTCTAGAAAGGAAACAGAGCTTGACTTTAAAATCAGGAAATTCCGGATAGTCAAACTCAACAGTCTTGCTCGGAGTCATCAGACTCTTCAAAGAAACAGGTGCTTTTACTTCTTCACTCATAAATTAATCCTTTAGAAAGTAGGGCGGACCCGAAGGCCCGCCCATTTTCTTATGCTGCGTGTGTTGTAGATGCCGTAGAATCGGCCAAGTAAGTAACAGAGACTTCGTCTGCACCAGTAGAATCGGAAGCAGAAATGTCGCTGGGTAGACCATGGAAATTCACATCAATCGAGATCACGTCGTCGATAGAGTGTGTAGGCATTTCCAAGTGTGCACGAGGCACGTTCACTTCAACGCGGGGAGAGCTTGCCGTCTGCCCGCCAATGTAGAACCGCAGATTGAAGCTGTTGGTGATAACACCGCTTGCTTCATGCAGATCTTCAAAGAGGCTTACCGATGCGTTAGAGGCATCATTGAGGTAGCAAGTAAAATTACCACTAATTGTGCGAGTACCCATAACATGACCAAGCGGCTGGTTAACGCTTCCGAGCGTTTCCGGCGTAAGGTATGTAAGGTTATTCTCAATTGTGATATTGCCACCCGTAAGTGTAACACTGTAAGTAGTGTCATCACCCATATTGTTACCACTAGCAGACCCAGTAACTTCGCTGAAATCATAAATAATCCCAAGCTGAGTTAGCTTCTGTCTAACGTAGTTAGACGTAGAGGTAATACCGCTAGTAACACAAGCAAGTGCTGCTTCACCCGAGGCGGCAATGTTCAAGCTTGCCACTTCGCTAATTTTCTTACCTTGACCTGCCCAAGCAACCTGTGCAATACCTTCAATATCGAAGTCGATAGAGGCAGAGCCCACGGAGCAGTCAGAAATCTTATAAACTGTAACACCATTGGTGCCGGTCGTATAAGTCGTGCCAGTTTCTTTGGAAGCACCAAGAACAAAGAACAAATCAAAAACACCAAGAGTAACTTTGTTAGAGTTAGCAAAGTTAAACACATTGGGCTCCAGGCTTGCTGCATTATTAGCAAAGTCCGTGGAGGTTGCATCGTCATAGTTCGTTGCACTCATTGCTGCCCAAAGAGCGCCTTCAACAGCATAGTTGCCATCAGCGCCAGCGTGCGCACCACTCGTGCCAGCACTGTCGCTTCCACCACCAACTGTCGGACGCATATATGTGGAGAAGCTCCACTCTGCGGGGGCAAAAGAGTCGTTAAACATGATTCGACCACGCTTGGAGTTTCCACTAGTATCGGCAGCTTCACTCAGAGTCACCTCTGTGGTGTTTGTGCCTTGGCTGAACGAAAACCCATCCAGCACAGGTACTTCAAAAAGTGCAGTGTTGGCAGTTGTGCCATCATAGCTCCACTTCATAAAGACCTTAGTGTCTCTACTAAAGAAAAATGCCATCTTTTTCTCCTATTTCTCGAAAAGAGCCGAAGCTATTTTCTAGTATCGGATCTCCGCTGTGATCTCTCCCACACCAAGAGGTTCCAAAACGCCCTCATCTGTATCAACCGACAAAATAGTTGTTTGTGCGGTAGACTGAGATGCTCCAGTCGAATCATAGTATGTCAAAGGATCATTATCTTCTAATACTGTTTCGACGTCTTCAAGTAGCGCTTCTAGTGCTTCAATCACATCATCCGTATCGTGAACGTAACACCGAATTGTTACTCTTAAAAACCTAAAGCGGAACCCGCCTCCATCGTACTCTCGTGTTTCTTGCCCCACGCCAATTTGAACAGTAGGGTATTCAGTCACTTGGTCCCAAAACGTAAGTTTAGTATCGACGTTTGAGACTGCTACTCTAGAGGGCGGAGCCCCGTTTAGCTCATTAATAAATAAATCTCGTATTGCTTGAACAATTGCTCTTCTTCGTGTTGTATAAGTTCTTGCTAACTCATTTGCCATCACACTCTCCTAATTGTCATAAACTTCTCACCAACAAGGGTGATAGCAATATCACGAATACTTTCTTTAATAATTGACCGAGGATCTCTGTACTTACTTCCTTGTGCAAATCCTGGCTCGAACGTTTGGTATGGGTACTTCATATAAGTATAGTCTATATGAATTCCTCCTCTGGGTCCGATTACAACATTTTCTGTTCGTACTGATTGAGCAAATCTACCTGTTCTATAAACTAGTCTAGGCTCTACCATCTTACTGGCAACTACCTGGGGTAGCATTCTGTCAAGAAGAGCACGAAGTTTAATTGCACTGTCTTGAGTTTTAGTTGCTACTTTTGTCTTAACAGGTTTTGCTGCTTTTCCTGAAGTTTTAGTTCTAGACTTCTTTCCTTTTTGTATATTTTTTCTACCTTTTAGGTTTTCAGTCTTACGTAAATCTTTTTCGGTAGATTTTGCTTTTGTAACTTTTATAAATCTGCCTCTTGCATCACGAGGTCTGGTAATTACTTTTTCTAAAACTTTGTCGGTAATTACTTTTTCGCCTTTTCCTTTTAAAACTTCTTTAGGCTTTCTAGACCCAGAGTAGTTTCCTTTAAAGTACTTCAGCATTCTTTTTTCAAATTTTGGAAGAGCTTTTCGTAAAGCAGGGGCATCAGCCGCAGTAATAACTTGTGCTTTATTATCCTCTCTATGTCCCAACTCTATATCGAAAATAAAGTTGTCATAAAAATCTTCAAGCCCTTCAAATCTTCTTCTCTGCAACTTGTAGTCCATATATATGTAGTGCAGGAATCTATCAAAAACTTGAGGAGGAACGCCTAAATTATTAGATTCTCTCATAGAGATTAGAGTCTCAACTACAGCACCAACAGCTACTGTTGTCTGGATACCTCTATCAATAATACCATGTAGTCTTTGTAGTTCCCCAGATTTTGCAGATTTAGGAATTCTTCTATTTTTCTTTGTGTAGAAACTTTGAATTTTCTCTAGGGCGGCAATTTTCAAATCTTTTAATACTTCATTTCCTGAAAATTTACGAACTCCCGCTCCTTTTTGATGGCTGTAAATGAAAGCAATCCTTGACTCTCTACTATTTCCATCAATTACTACAAGATTTGTTGAGCCTCTACCACTAGTTCTATAAAAGTCTTTGCGAGCTTTTTCTTTTGCACTTGCTAAGCTAGATGCTACTTCAAATCCATTCTTTCTAGCAAAATCTTTTACAGAACCTGTAGAAAAAACTTTTGAAACTACTTCATCAACTAATGCTTTAATTTCTCTAACTTCTTCAGTATTTTTTCTTTTATTTAGATTAAACATCTTATAGAAATCTTGAATTAATCGAGCTTTGTTAAATAAAACTCTATTAATCATTTGTTCATACTGAAGATTTCTTTTTAGTTCTATTGCAGTCTCTTCTAAAGCTTTTTCTAGCTCTTGTTTAATACTGCGAATAGCCATTAGATTACCACTCTATACAGATCCAATACTCGCTTAATATGGTCGGGGAAGTCCGTGATATTCCGCAGACCTGCGGTAGATTGGTTCTGTAGCTGTGCGCCTCCAAGAGTCTGGCGCTCTTTGTGCTCGTCCTTCAGATAGTAAGTAATCAAATCATAAAGTGCGAGTCTTAAATCTTGGGGTGTAGAAGCGTAGCCTGCTTTATAAGTAATCTTAACAGAGCCAACTCCTTTTGCCCAGTTTGCAAACTCACCATTTCTAGTAGTTCTGTAGATTGCGTCTGCGGCAGTATCAACATAGTACTCATAATTAGCAGTAGTGAGAGTCTGATATGCCTCAGAATAAGTCGTTCTTTCTTCAACACTAGTTACAGATACAATGGGACTTTCGCTCACAATAATCATACTAGTATAATTATCCTGAATTGTAAAAGTCTCTACTTTGTCTGTAGTGTAGTAGTCTAGAAAAGAAGTTCCGCAATACTTTTTGACAAGATCACTGATAGCCGGAACAAGAATATTCAGCCGGTCATCGTCTTTTTCTCCACGAAGCCCTTCTGCATCCTTATATTCTTGTACTGTAATTAGATCAGCCATTATGGTCCTCTCAAAAAGAATTGCGAGGGGGACGAATCCCCCTCACAGTTCGGTTGCATAAAATTATGCAGATGCCTTGTACATCCAAGCCCACTTAGAGGTAGCACCATCGATCAGATCGGTGAAGCCAAGTCTCTGAGAGGCAACCAGCACGCGACGCTGGTTTGCAACTTCGTAATCGGACTCAATGGTCACGCCACGAAGACGCG